TGAATTACCAGCTGCAAAATTTCCATTTCTTCAGCGCTTAATTCGTGCGTGTACTGTTCAAAGTTCGTAATCATTTGTAAATGTTTTTTAAGTTATTCTTTTCAGCGTATCGAATTACAAAGTCTTGGGCATCTTCTAACCTTTGACTTGAATAAAGGTACTTTCTGTTTCTACGAACGTAAAAGTAATTGTAAATATTTCCGTACTTGTTTTTTACCTTAGTTGGGTAAATCCATTTTAACTGCTTTTCCATTTTTTTAATCTTTTTATAAAGTCTTGATATAACTCATCTATTATTATTGTTTTAGTGTCTAAATAAATTTTTGTTGTGTGATCTATTTCTTCAAAACCTTTTAGCCTTGTTATTTCAAATGATTCTTTACAACCATCACTTTTTCTTGTTATTTCAAAGTAAAATAATTCCATAATTAATAAGTTAAGTGAATTAATCCGTAAACGTTTTTACATATCGTTTTTTTGGCTTTTACTGAACGTTCCGTGTTTTGAGCTATCATTTCTTCAATTAACTTTTGTTCTTCGATTATAGCTTGTTTAACAGCTTGTATTGCATCAACTCCGTTTAACATTAAGTTAATTGCTCTTTCTTCTACTGATTTACTTAAATTTTCCATTTGTTTTGTGTTTTATTGTTCACCAAAATTAATATTAATTTTTAATATAACAAACTTTTTAATAATTATTTTTCTAATTCCTTACATTTTTTTTTGTAGGTTGCAATTATTTCTTTTAGTTCATCTATTAATTTTACGTAGTCTTGTACGGTCATTAAGTCCATTTTTAACTTCGCCTTTTTACGTTTCCAGTTCTTTTCCTTTACTTCGTTTATCCATTCAGCTACGCAGTTAGGCTCAAAGCAGTTTTTTTGTAGTGTTGTAATTGGTGAAAAGACGGATTTACAGTATTTACATTTTCTTGTCTTTGTCATATTCAATCCAGTTTAAATCTTTTAAGTCATCTAATAAATTAATTTTACCGTTTTCGTCATAGTGCATAAAAGCTATTTTTACTCCTTTTAATAGTGGGTTTTCTTTTTTCTTTTTTTTTCGTGTTTTCATATTTCAATATTAACGTTAATTTGTTCTAAATGTCTAATCTTTTGCTTTAACTGCATTATTTCTATTTCCATTGCAAATTGTTTTTTATTACTTGCCTGAAGTAGTTTGTCTAAATGTTCAAAGTATAACACCGCTTCACCTACTTCGGTTAAACTCTTTTCCATTGAATCAATTAAATCTTTTCTGTGTCCGTGTTTTTCTTTGATGTTATCTAAAGAGTTTTGAATCTTTAAATAAACAGTCCATAAACCTGTTTTACGTTTTATCATTTCTATCATTTTCTAATTTTAAAATTCAATTACACAATTATTACCACAATCACTTTCAAAATCAAATAAATCATTTTCATAAATATATTCATCGGTTGCCTTTGAAAATGGTTTTTTAGCATCCTCAATTATTTTTTCTATTGATTCATTCATTCTACCAAAATAAGCACCGCCACTTTTTACCATTTCGTTATATTACCTTCGTAACCTTTAATATTTAATTTAATTTGTTCCTGGCTCCAAAATTTATTTCTTAATCTGCTATCAATACCATTTTCAAATGGTGGATAAAATGTATTATTTTCTTTGTATTTATCTGAAATCCTATCTATTTCGTCCGTTCTAATTCCAAGTGCTAAACACCAATTATTTGCACCAAATAAATCATTTGCATATTTTTCTAAAGGATTTAATTTTAATTCCCTATTGCACCATTTATTAACTCGACTTGGTATTCCGTATTTTTTAATTCCTTGTTCAAACATTTTACCATTTAAATCTAATTTATCAAATGAAGTAATTTTATAATTCGTTCCAATTCCTTTATCTTTATTTATTATAGCCTCCAACCATACTAAATTTAAGTCATAATGTATATCACATTGATTCATAAATTGAAGGCTTCTAACATCTTCTTTTCCTGTATTCAAAAAGACATTAACAACATTACAGTTTTGTTTTCATAATTAAAATGGCATTTCGGGGTTTCCGTCTTTATTTATTCTTGGCTCTAATTCTTCAAACGCTCCTTGCTTCATCCTTTCACTAAACGAAAGTAATTCTTTTCCATTTACTATATCAGGTTTTGCAGTTGGAAAACTATTTGAAATTTGTTTAGGTTCGTGTTTACTTCGATTAGCATATATTTTATTATCAGCAAAATCTTTAATGTAGTATTGATATTTTTCTACGTCTAAAAATAGTTTATACGTTCCGTTTTTTGAAACGCCTTTAGGCTTGCTTTTAGCCACTTTTAAATGCACTTCGTTTTCTTGTGCTATATTTCCATCGTTCAAAATTAAACCCGTTGGTGGTCGCCACGGAATTAAAACAGTTAAACCTTTTCTAAACCATACTTGACCGCCAGCAAAATCCCTTGCGCTCGGAATAGGGTAATAACTTATTTCAACTCCTTCTTGTGTTTTACCGTGTGTTAAAGGTTGGTCACGTACATGATTAATAATACAATTGTGTCGCTTCGTCTTTCGTGCATTTTTACGTGCAAGTCCTAAAATTCTACTCAAATATTTATCTTCACGTCCTAAATCTTCGTGTTTAAACTCTTCAGTTAGTTCGTTCCACGGGTCAATTGTAGTAGTATGTATTGTTATTTCTTGTGTGCGTTCAATTTCATCTATTAAATTATAGAACTTTTCTAACGTCAAATCTTCGTCGATAGGGTCAATTACTATAAAATGATCGTTAACAAACATTTCAGCAGCAACTTGTTCGCCTTGTGACATTGAATTTTCGCCTATTGTGTACGGTTTACCGATATATTTATAGCATAATTCAGCGTATATTTCGGCAGCGTTACCCGTTTCAGGTGAAAATATTACGTGTTTCCATCCGTGTATGCAACTTAAATTAATTAGAAACTCAAACCATATTTCAGTTTTACCACTTGCTGGTGCTGCGCCTATGTAAGTTGTACACCCTTCTTTTACAGTGTACGGTATTTGGTCAAAAGTCCAACCGATTGATTTACCTCGAACGTTTTTAAGGTTGCGTATGTCATTTAGTTGACCTTGTAATTCGCTTAATCTTTTGTACATCTTAATCAAATATTTGTCTTGGTTGTTTAACTTCAATTTTGCTAATATACGGAAGTGTTTGGTTTAATTTTGATTTCCAATTCTTAATTGGTTTATCGTTTCCGTCTTTCCATTCGTTTACTTTCCAACTTTCATATTTTAATTTAACTTGTTCTTTGTTTACGTTAGGCACTTGTTGTATAGCATATTGTAAAAATTCATCAAATTCGGGTATATATATATATTTATTATCTTTTACTATAACACTATCTTTATCTATTACGGCATTTTTGGTATCAGTTGGTATGCGTTCGGATGCGGTTGCATTCCATCGCTTTAATGCGTTCTCTTTATTCTTCAGTCGAATACCTTCGTATTTCTGTAAATCACGTTTTAAACTTTGCTTAATAGGTTCAAATGCTATTTCCGTAATAATATCTTCAGGAATAGGGTCTTGGTCATTTACATACTTTAAAATATGTTTAAACAATTTACCCGCTTGTTCATCCGTTAGCTTTTCAACGGTGTGAATTACATCACAATATAAAATAAATCCTTTTTTGTCTTTTGCCATTTGTCAAATTTTAAACATAAAAAAACCCTCTCAAATCCACTGGAGTCTCACGTCAGTTTCATTGAAAGGGTAAATAATTCCTTTGCGGTTAACTATGTTTGAGACTCTAACCGTTTACAAATATAACAATAATTTTTTATTCGTAGCTATTTGTTAAATAATAATCCATAATTTTTATTATCATATTGTAATTTGATAGCGTGTGTACTGTTACTTTGTAATTACCAAAGTCAAATTGATTAAGCTTATCGTTTGAAACATTTCTCCAATGCGCTGCGCACCTTTTTAAATTTATAATATCACATTCGCTGTTTTGTTTGAAGTGATTTAATATAAACCATTTAATGTTTTTATCTTTTTGCCCGGACTTAATTAACGCTTCATTTACGCAATAAATAAAAAAAGACGAACCTTCATAATTTTCAAACTGTTTTTTTAATTGTTCTATTTCCATAACTACTTTATAATTACTGTTGGTATTGCAGAATTTATTTCAAATATTTCGTCTATTTCTAATAATCCATTTGAATAAAACGCCCTGTAATACGTTAAATCCGTTTCTTTGTCGTAGATTCTTTCGACTTCAGTTAAATAATATACTTTCATAATTAATCAAATTCGGGGTTTATCCATTTTTTTAAAACTTTTCTTTTCCATTTTTTAACTTGTCGCATATTTCGACACATTGAACGGCTCCATTTGTAACGTGTTAAATTAATTCTTTGTCTTTTCATCTGTTTCTACTTATTGCTTCAATAAATTGATATCGAGTTGCTGCGCTTAGTTTATTTTTAAAGTCAAAGAACTCGTAAACGTTTCCAGTATATCCAAACTCAATCTTTTTAGCTTGTTTGTGAATAGTAAAGAAATAGTTTATTTCGTCTTTTAGTATTTCGTAGGTTCTAATTCCTTGATTCCTGAATACTACCGAGTAGATAGTTCCACCAAACTCCTCACTTTCTACGATAGCAAAAGGCGTACGCGTTAAATATAATTCTTTTAAAGTTACTTCTGTTTTCATTTATCATTTATTTTATTATAAATTGATCCTATTACTATTGCTATAAAACCCACACTAAATAATAGTAGTGCCATCTTTGCTTCTTCTGCCATCTTATTCTGATTTAAATTTATTCATATAATAATAATGCTCAACTTCGTATTTATAAATCAATCTTTGAGTAAATAAATACTGAATGC